AATCAGAAGGTAGAATGTTGGAATATTATAGTAGAAAAGCTGATGATTTATATTTAGAAAAGATCTTACATAAGTTAAAGCCACTTAGAGGCTCACTAGCTTATAAAGATTTATCTAAAAAGGAGTGTGCATAATGGATCAAGATATAACTTTAAAATTAACAAAATCTGAATATAAAACAATTATTCATTATATAGAGGGCAATTTTGTTGATACAATGGAGCATGAGGTATTTAAAAAAGAGTTTTCATGGAAAAGAGCTTATGCTCTAGCTGGAGTAAAAGGCTTTGAAAATTCTAATAATTGTAGTCAGGCTAACACTATTTATAAGTTTATTCATATTAATAATGAATCTTTATTTAGAGAGTTTATGGATAATGCTAAAATGTGGGCAAAAGCATATATAGATAACAACACTACAATTATAACTCAAAGATTGAAAAATCCTCAATACAAGGAAGATTATGATAACATTAATACTACTTATTCTAAACTTGATTCATATATAGAATGGTATAAAAAAACATATCCTAATGATGAGAATGATGAGGGATATACTATTAATGGCTGGGATCATGTTCAATGGGCAGAAAAGCAGAGAGGAGCATAATGGATAAAATAATGAGAGTATATATGCCTATTCTGATGCTGTTATTATGGGCTACCTTAACCTTTAATCACTTTTCAAGAGATCTTAACTGGATGCCTCTGTTATGGTTATTTCCACCATTGTTATTATTAGTAATTATGTCAATAAGGGAGCAGAGAGAAATTGAAAAAGGTTAAAAGAATATTGAAATCTCAAGAGAGATCTCAAGCATGGTTAGCAAGAAAGGTTGGAGTTACTCCAGCCTTGCTATCCTATTGGTTAAATGATAAATCAAAACACACACCATCTATAGATCATAAGCTAAAGATAGCTGATGTATTTAATGTGGATGTGAAAGAATTATTTAATGATTAGATATTTATCAGTTAAAAGAGTGATGGATAAACTATCTATCAAATCAAAGCAAACTATCTATAATTGGGCAGAGCAAGGAATCCTACAGCCTAGTTATTTACCTAATGGAAAAATGAGATTTAAAGATTCAGATGTAGATCTGATCATTAATAAGAAAAATCATCAATATAAAAGGAGAATATAAATGAGAGATGATGTTTTAAAAAACAAAGATAAGATAAATAAAGCTCTATTAAGTGTTCAGAGTAGTTTATCTGGAA